GTTTTTAAACTTCATTAAACAGAATCCGGTGGCTTTAGTCACCGGGTCTGACCTTCAAAAGACATTAGAACAATTAGGCGAAGACATCGTACACAGTGTCGATTATTCCTTCAATTGTTCAGGTAATGCGATATATAAACAAGGCAAATTAATTTACCAGTCATCCTGGTCTTGCCCTAGTGATCTAAAAGAATATCTCGAAGAAGTATTATCAAATTCTAAATATGTATTTAGATATGGAAATCATTTAGAAGACCGAATAGGTATGCTAAATTTTTCTGTTGTTGGTAGAGGAGCAATTGGTGCTCAAAGAGATCATTACTACCATTGGGATTTACAACATCAAGAGCGAGCAAATATTTGTAAATATATTAATAGCACGTGGGATAATGTACAAGCAGTCGTAGGCGGAGAAACTGGTATTGATATTTTCGAAAAGGGATGCGATAAGTCACAGGTCCTAAAATATATTACAGATACGGATATCCATTTCTTTGGTGATAGGATGGATGTCGTAGGTAACGATTGGCCGTTAGGCAAAGTCATAATTGACAAAAAATTGGGAAGCATTTATAATATTAAAAATTGGGAAGACACTCAACGTAATTTAAAAATTATGGAAAGTGTCGGTATATTAAACTGAGGAGAAATAAATGTCTACAAAAAAAGGTACTGCCGCAAGAGATCCAAACAAAACTAAAACAGGTAAACCTAAACTACATTCTAAAACAATGGTAGATCTTGAACAGATGCTTGTTGCTGCAAGACCTAAGCATGTGAACACTATCAATAAAGCTATTGTGAGAAAAGCTGGGCGAGGACGATAATGTCGGTATTTTATAATATGCCATTGAATACTTCTATGCCATCTTTGCCCGAATTAATAGGTAGAGCAAATGCCGCAGCCAATCAAATTGCTCAACATATCGCATCATCTAGCGCAATCTCGCAAAATGATGATATTTACAATATGATTGTTACTAAAAATATTCGTAATCGCCAATTAAAAGAAACAATTAAAGCAAACTACAGTAAACAGATTTATATTACTGATCATATTTTTCACGCAGTGACGCATAAACCAATTAATTCAAAAATTAATTTTTTCAATATGCAAACGGCGCCGGATAGTTTTGAAAACTCCATTGTTATTTTAAGTAATAATAATGTTATGGTTGATAATACGTTAGATAAATTTATTGCACTATATTTAAATTCACCAACGTCAATATTTGTAATTTGGGATTTTGACAATCATCATTGGTTTGCATTATCTGGTGTACTTGCAGCTTGTTGCGATCTTTACGTACCAACCCATAGCGATAATTTAGAAGTATTATCCAGATATAATAATGTAATGGCCGGCCCTGTTTCTTCAGGTACAATTCAATGGTCTAAGGATTTTCTGAAAGAAAATAAAAACATTATTGTAAAAACCAAAAGATCAGATGAGCCATTAGGTACACATATAGAATATCCACAATTTCCTTTAAGACAAAAGAATTTAAAAATATTAAATCAACATTTAACAAGTGTTAAACTTGTAGATGGCTCTTACCACGGACGGGATATTCTAGAAAGATTTACAGAATGGTGTTCGCATAAATCTCATTGGATTGTGCCTGTATTAAATGATGCACCTATTAGAATATATGATGCATTAATTACTGGCGGTATTCCCATTATCCCTAGATCAGTAAAATATCATAAAAATATTATAGATTTGTGGGATCATGTATTATTTTACGATTATTATGATATTCAAAATCCGCAAGAAATAACCAAACGAGCAAATGATTTGTTTGATAGTCGAGGACCCAAAGGAGTGCTTGACAGACACGAAGTTTCCTGTTATAATAATCATGTAGACAATCGTGTAGAGACAATTTTGGAGGCAGTTAAAAATGAATTCGGAATCGACATTTGAGCACCCGTACGAATGGTATGCTAAAGCAGAAGAAAAGGAACAACAACTATTCCGCGAATGGATTAAGAATGTGTTAACTCTTTCTATAGTTAACTTGACTTTTAAGAAGAAAGATGATACTATTAGAGAAATGAAATGTACTCTAATCGAAAACAAAATTCCTACTTATGAAAAGAAGACATCCCGAATTCGCAAAGAAAACGGTTCGGTGTTGTCTGTATTCGATTTAGAAAAAAAAGAATGGCGCTCTTTTAGATTCGACGCAATTACCGATATTAAATTTTCTATAGGAATGTAAATGGCTACCAGAAAAAATACTACTAATACTATTGCATCAAAAGCTGCTGCCAGTATGCTTACCGGGGCAGAGCCTGCGTATGGTAAATTGGAAGGGGAGTCTGCATCGTATAAGGAAGAAATTCAAGTAGTATTTAATTGGTACAGTGCCGAAAAGAAACGTAGTGATGCTTACAAGTATTATTTAGACTATGTTAAGAAGTTTAGAAATAAAGACTACAAGCTATTTCAAAAAGTAGATGAGGGTAGTATCACTACCACCTTAGGTTGGATTGCTCGTATTATCATTCGAGGTGGTAGTGTATCCAACGATCATACTAAACGGCTTGAAGATAATATTACGCAATTGCTAAGTAAGTTTACTGAAGAAAAAAAGATCCAAGCAGAGGTAACAAAGCAGCCGGTTGTGTCTGGAATTAATATTCAAGAAGCCACAAAATTAAAAGCAAAAGAATATATCGGCGATTTGGAAGGGTCAATCGATGAATATATTTTTGACGATAAAGACTTTTCACTTTATGCAGATTTAAAGGGTAAGCAAATCCCTGCGCCCTACGTACCAGATGTTAAAGTATGGGCGGAATCTAAGTTATCAGAATATTCATCCGTAGCCGACGGCACGGATTCTCAATTAATTGAAGGCTATTCTAATATCAATAAGAGAAAATTAAAAAATATAGTTAAGCTGTTTGAAACTTTCATTGAAGATTGCGATAAGTATGGTCAATTTAAAAAAGCCAATCGCAAAGTTCAAGCAGTTCGAGAAAAACCTCCAGCAATACAGGTTAAGTCCGTAAAATATAAAATGAAGGATGAAGAACTTAAACTTGAATCAGAGCGTCCTATTGATATCATCGGAGCAGCACAAGTATGGTTGTTTAATACTAAAACAAGAAAGCTCGCGGTATATACATCTGAATCTACAAAGGGCATGACAGTGAAGGGATCCACATTACAAAATTGGACTCCGGAAAAATCTAAGCAAAAAACATTGCGTAAACCCGATGAACAACTTAAAGACTTATTGGCATCAGGCAAAGTAAAACTTAGAACATTTATTGATAGTATTAAATCTAAAGAGCAAGAAGTAAATGGTAGGATAAATATAGAAACAATAATTCTAAAAGTAGTGAGGTAATAGATGTCAGTTTTAAAGTTAACCTATTGTCAATTAATTAAAATCGTTTTATCACAAATAGGCGGGAATCCTCTTCAGCAAGTATATTCTCAGCTGAGCCAAGGTATGCCTATGATAAGTGCTCGCTCCGGATTACTACCTACCGGATTAAGTGAGGTAAGGGGATTAATTGAACGGGTTACAAATACAATTAATGACGCACAAAGAGCAGTAAATGACTATTCCGACGTATTGGAAAGATTAGGTACTCAATTATACATCAATCCATTAGGGTTGCCATTAACTGGTACTATAGCAGTAATGCAATCTAGATTAGATACAATTGATACTAGATTAGTATTTATTGGGTTACCATATGACGAAAGAATTGCGTTACTTGAGGAAAGACAAGTATTAACCGAAAGTATACGCTCATTTGGTCAATACAAAGATTATACTGATAGATTATCCGGTATAGGCCCACAATCTGGCGCATCAAGTGCGGGAGGATGCTCTTTGCAAGATTTGCTTGGATCGGGGTGCGCACCTAATCAAGATGTACCCGATATCGATTTGCAAAATTTAATAGATTCACTAAAGAATGGGGATCTTATCGCTGCGCTTAAATTGCAAATTGAAAATGCTACGGGGTATACATCATATCAAACAGCACTGGCATCATTTCAAGCTGAAGTTACGAATTTTAATTTTACATTTTCAAATCTAATCAATAGAGCAGCTATACGAAATGCGGTTACTTCGCAGATAACTCAGATTGTTTTTAATTTATTATCCGGCTGCGGTAATCAAGTTTTTAATCTAACACTAAATCCAGATGTTAGAACTGCATTAACAACGTATGTATCAGATTTAGATAAACAACGATCTGGAGAAGTATATTACGATTCGTTCGGAAATGAAATTGCAGTTTCGGATCCCACCTTTACCGTTTAGGAAATTATATTATGATAGTTATTGATTTTAATCAAACCGCCATTTCTAATTTGATGGCGGAAGTGGGTGGCCGAAAAGATATTGATATTGATGTACCTTTACTTCGACATATGATTTTAAATTCAATTAGAGGATATAATCAAAAGTTTGGAGCAAAGTACGGTGAAATGGTTATCGCATGCGACAATCGAAACTATTGGCGCAGACAAGAGTTCCAATATTATAAAGCTGGCAGGAAAAAAGCTAGAGAAGAATCTGGTCTAGATTGGAAATTGATTTTCGAAGCGTTAACTATGATTCGGGAAGAACTTCACACATATTTTCCATATAAAGTTATTGACATTGACGGTGCGGAAGCGGATGATGTCATTGCGGTACTTGCAGAGTGGTCACAATCAAATGATACGGAGACTTTATTGTTTACAGAACCAAAACCATTTTTGATTCTTTCAGGTGATCATGATTTTATTCAATTGCAAAAATGGAAAAATGTGCATCAATATTCTCCGATTCAAAAGAAATTTATTAAACCCGATATAAGTCCTGAACAATATATTTTTGAGCATATCATAAAAGGTGATAAGGGTGATGGTATTCCAAATGTACTATCCGCAGATGATAGTATTGTAACAGGTACCAGACAAAAATCTATAATGCAAAAGAAAATGGATATTTGGTTTAAGGATAAAGATCAAATGCCACAAGATATAGAATTTGCAAAGAACTACGAACGCAATAAGATGCTAGTTAGTTTTGACCATATCCCAGTACCGGTAAAAGAAAACATTATAAATAGTTATGTTGGTCAGCCGAATAAAGATAAAAGCAAACTATTAAATTTTTTCATTCAAAACAAAATGAAAAATATGATGGAATTAATCGAGGAATTTTAAATGAAAACAACCGTACCCCAGGTGTTTGAAGAAGTAGAAAAATCAGTTACACGAGAAACAAAAATTAAAGTGTTGCGAGCATATGATGCAATGGTTGTGCGAGGAATTCTTCGAATCAATTTTGATCCTATGATTAAAATGGAGTTGCCTGAGGGCGAACCGCCATTCAAGAAAGATACATCAATTCCGGCAGGATATTCTGAGACAAATTTGTTTTCAGAATATCGTCGCTTTTATATTTGGTTAAACCGCGATGTCAATCTTTCTAAACAACGAAAAGAACAACTGTTTATTCAAATGTTAGAAGGCATCCATTGGTCAGAGGCTGAGGCAGTTTGTTTAGCAAAAGATAAAAAGCTTCAAACCAAATACAAATCAATTACCGAAGATTTGGTTAGAGAAGCCTATCCTGAGCTTTTACCTGCACGAGAAGTTGTAGCAGAACCAGTTATTAAGGTAAAGGCCGCTCCGTCAAAAAAGAAGGTTTCTTTGAACGCTTCCTGACCTGGTTCAAAGAAGAACCTGCACCCGAACCAACTGAAAAATGGTCAGACGTAGGAACAATACCGCCGGACCCCCAATATGATGCAAGAGATTTTAACATAAAGCAATACAGAGCATTTGACAAATATTGAAAAAGATGTTATAATATAATTTTACTTGATAATGGGAATGATATGTCAATGCATTTAGTTGGGCCGTGGTTATCTTCTACAGGCAAGAAAAAGGGCAAGCAAAAATATCGAAATTCCGAGCAAGCAAAAAAAGCTCGGGATCTCGAATCTAGTTGGAATCAAATTTTAGCCTCACATGGTGCGGCCCCTACCAAGGCTAAAAAGCCTTTTAAGCAGCTCTCCTATCAGTTAGCTGTACCCGAAGATCGTAGTACAAAACACATTAAAAGTCTAGATACTGGCCATGTAGGTGCCGTTACGATACGTGCACCTATGAAGTATACTGGCGATAAAATTTTAGGTATCGGAACAATGCATAAGTCTAATGCGGTTCCCATTTTTACAGACCAAGAAGCAAAAGACATTTCTAGTATGAGGCGTTAATGAAAACAGTTGTTTTAGTAACCGGCGGCTTTGATCCTGTTCATAGTGGCCATATTGCATATTTAAAAACTGCTGCAAGTATGGGCAGTACTTTGATTGTAGGCTTAAATTCTGATGATTGGCTTGTTCGCAAAAAAGGCAAAGCATTTATGCCTTTTAATGAGAGACAGGCAATTCTTGATAATTTAAAATTTGTTGATTGGACTATTGCGTTTGATGATGCGGACGGTACAGCAAAAGATGCAATTAAAAAGGTTAGGAATTTTTTTCCAGTCGAAAAAATTATTTTCGCAAATGGCGGAGATAGGACATATAATAATATTCCGGAGATTGCGTTTGATGATTCTAATTTAGAATTTGCTTTCGGCATAGGTGGGGATAATAAACAAAATTCTAGTTCTTGGATTTTAGAGGAATGGAAGTCCCCGAAAACTGAACGTCCATGGGGGTATTATCGCATTTTGCAAAATTACACCAATGAAGTGAAAGTAAAGGAACTTACAGTATTGCCGGGCAAATGTTTAAGTATGCAGAAGCATGCAAAAAGAGCAGAGCATTGGTTCATTGCAGAAGGTACAGCAACTGTATATACTTTGGACGAAAAGACTACAGACGCAGAACTACTAGGGGTATATAATAAGTTTGATAGTTTGCATATTGCTACATCAGACTGGCATCAATTATGTAACGAGAGTGCAGCCCCTCTTAAAATTGTAGAGATTCAATATGGTGAAGATTGTATTGAAGAAGATATTGAACGACGTGTGTAATATTATTTTATTAAAGGAACATTATGACAGTACCATCAAATCCAAATGATCGCAAGGCAATTTTCGATTGCATGAAAGAAATTAGCAATTCTATGACTCGCATGGATGCAGAGCGAGATCTAATCAAACAAGCAATCGAGGACATTTGTGAAGAACAAAATCTTTCTAAAAAAACATTTAGGCGCATGGCAAAAGTATATCATCGTCAGAACTTTAAACAAGAATTAGAAGAGCACGAAGAGTTCGAAACTTTATATGAAACTATTACGCAGACGACAACAATGGATAAGAAAATTACATGATACCAAACCAATATATTCTTGAAGTAAAATATTTGGATAAGATCAATCGTGTTAAGCGCAAAACCATAGTAG